ATCTCCCGCATTGCTGCCGGTGTGCCTTTGTGGCGGTGCAGCTCGACCGCGCGTTTAATCAGCTTGCGTTTGGCGTCAATACTTTCGGCAAGCAACCAGCCGTCATAGCCGGTGACACTCCATTTTTCAGCAAGAAGTTCTAAAAACTCAGTGGGGACTAAATCCACAAAGCTGGTCATAATTTGCGATTTGTCGAGCAAATTAAACCGCTTGCCAAGGTCGGCAAGTGCGGTCAGTTTTGGCGATGTTTCAATGATTGACGGATATTGCAACTTAGCCATCTTTTCGCCCTGCGTTGATGTTTATCGTGATGCTTTCACATTCTGCCCATTGTTCAGGCGTGAGCTCAGTAAGTTGTGGGCTTGCCAAATGCACGTTATACACGCCTGCGACTTTCAGCACGCTTTGAATATCGAGCGGTACGATGTCCAGCCCCAATTTTTGCGTGCGTGATGAAAGATAGGTTCGCAAAGCGGTTTCGGCTTTGGCTTTCACTTCATTTTCGGCGACGGTAGCGAGCAAATCTAAGTTAGCAACCACACGATAGCTTTTGCGTTCAGGCGCAGCCACAATCACGGCGTCGCACAGCGGTCGGCGTTTTTCTCCACTGATGTAATGGCGAATTTTCTCCTGTAAAATTGCTGACGGCAGTCCGTGCTTGGTAAGCACCGTGACTTTGACTGTGCCACCTTGAGGGGTGGAAATCGCCACATCAGAAATCACTTGCGACACGCTACGAGTGTGATATTCATAAGCGGCAACCGAACCGCAAGTGGTGAAGGCTTCTGGCGCAAGCAAAATCCGCTTGCGGTAGTCGTCATCGCTTTCAGTGTCGATACCATTTGCAGACACATCAATATTGGAGACGGTTACATCGGCTGGCAGTTCGCTTTTGAGCGTTTTTACTTGCCCGATTTGCCAGCCGTTGCCACTTTCGCCTGTGGTTTGGCAAATCGCCGTTACATCCACATATTGCTCAGTCGGGTTAATTCGCACTTCGGTTTGCGTAGCGAATAATAGACTGTCGGTTGCACCAACCAGCGTGCCTTGTGGAATAACAATGGCGGAATGCGAACCACTCACGCTAAAACGCAAAGTGACTTCGGCAGCTTGGTCTGATAAGCGATAACAGCCCATCGGTTCACCGCATAAATCCAACGCTAGCCCAGTGGCAAATTGCGGAAAGGTTTGCAAAAAAGCGTGGTTAATGCCTTGTCGCACCAGCATTTCTCTGTAAGCATAAGATTGAATAATAGAGCGTTCAATTTGGGCAGGTTGCAATGTCTTACCTGTGCGTTGTTCGTAGTCGGCAATGGCGTCCGCTAAAATTTGCTTAATATCATCGGAGACAATTTTCACGTCTTCTTTTCTCATTGCACCACCTGTGTCTGATAAAGTTCCCGATATACATCGTCCACTAAAGTCCAGAAAATCAACAATTCAAAATGCGGAGCTTGTCCGCTGATTTGCACACTTTCGACTTCTATGCGGTTTTCCCATCGTTGCAGGGCAAGCGTGATTTCACGCACCATATTGGGCAGGGCGACATCTTCGGGCTGGTCAATATATTGAAAATGATCCGAGCCAAATTCAGGGCGAAGCACATCCGTGCCTTTGAGCGTATTGAGAATGTTGGCAATGCACTGATGAATATCATCAATGCCTTGCACCGCTTGGTTTTCCGTGGGTGCAAGTTGCCAGTGGGTTGAGTGTATCGGATTTGTATTCATAGCCTTGATGATACAAGGCTATTTTTTTGGGGGCTTTTAAACTGATTTAAAGAAAAGTGCGGTCAAAAATTCTAAGATTTTGACGGAGAAGTGAGCTTACCATCGCCTTGTTCAAGGTGTTTATGATTTTTCAGCGAAATACCATCTGCGATTACATCGCCACCGTTCACCTTGACATTGCCGTTGTTCACTTCTACTTCGCAATTATTGACGATAACTTTGCCGCTGGTGTGAATGGTTAAATCACCTGATTTACGGTAGTGGGCAATAGTTGTGCCGTTTTTAAATTTTTTGAACCAAATGTCGCCATCTTGCACTGGCGTTTTGTCTTGCTCATTATAAATCGCTCCCAGCACGCAACCACCTTCGCCACGTGCATCGAGTAAAATCGCTACCAATTCTCCCACATCAGGCAAGCAGTAAAACTGGTTTCCGCCTGCGTTTGGCGTGAGGAAAGAGAGCCACGCAGTTTCTAAATCTTCCAATGCGGGAATTTTGCACCGCACTTTGTGGCTTTTCGAGTCGATTGCCGACACAATGCCTTCTTGATAGGTCGCACCAAAATTATGGGTTTGCATTTGTCATCTCCATGCCTAATGTCATCAAATCATCGGGGATAAATTCCAACATTCGCACCTCAATATTGGTGGTGTAGCCCTGTTTGTTAAAGGTGTGGCGAGATTGTTTGATTAAGTATTTACCTGAAAACACGCCTAAATTTTTGAGCAGAATAGTGGAACCTGCCACCAGTTTTGGGTTGCCAATCAGGGTAATATCCCCTGCACTTTGGTCTTCGTTTTGCTCGCTTAATGCTGCGTCACCTCTGGCATCAATCTGTTCTTGGCTTTCGCCACGCGTGGTAATTTTCAGCGTATCGCCACTTGCTGCCTGTGCTTGCTGCATTTTCGGGCGAAGTGCGGTGGCTTTTTTGCTTTTTTTCACTACTTTTTTACCGCTTGTATCAAAGCCTTTGATTTCCACCTGTTTTGCGGTGTCTTTAATCCGATCTCGAAGTCGCAAGCTAATACATTCGCTTTCATCCAACACGACCACTGGTTCAGATTTTCCGAGTTCATCTTTATCGGTAAACACCAGTTGATTGCCGACAATTTTAAAGCTGTGATGATACTCACGGGCAAGGCGGGTAAGAAATTCCACATCACGCTCTTGATATTGGGTAATGCGTTTAATCGGAATGTGGCGAATTTTGCCCACCACTTTGAGTTTCAAGCGATTTGCCACCGCTGCCACCACTTGGGCGAGCGTGGTTTTTTCGTAGGCTTTTGGTTTTAAAGTGCGGTTGGATTTGCTAATGCCAGTGGATAAGGCTCGCAAGGTAATGCTGGACGGACGATAGCCATATTCTACCTCATCAATCTCAAACGCCCCAATTTGCACCAGAGACTCGCCCTGATAGCCAATCGCCGCCTTGAGTTTGTCGCCCTGTGTCGGGAACCATTGGCGAATCCACTTACCGCTGATGTCTTCAAAGGAAACAGAAAGCTCGTCCGATTGTCCTTCCAAATAGTCGGTGTAAGTCAATTCCAGCAAAGACGGCTCAATCTCTGCCGTGATATTGGTTTTCTCATAAAAAAGCGAAAAATCGGGCGTTTGGACTTTACTCATTATTTCCTCTTAACCACGGCGGCAGGTTTTCGTTTTGGGTCGGCTTTACATTGAGCACAGGGATAAACACGGTCGCCCCAGTAGGCAACACTTCGCAAAAGCTGATATGTGGATTGGCTCTAATGATGCGAGCATATTCCAGTGCGTCGCCATAGTAATAATAGGCGAGATGATCCCAGCGTTCGCCTTGTTTGACGGTATGTTTAAGTACGGTTTGTGTCATTCAAAATCTCCACGTCTTCATCTTCACGCAATACAATCCAAGCGGTCATTTTTGCCACTGAATTTGCGGAATTATCCAGTCGCTCATTGATTTCAGTTAAAGCATTATCGGCAGGCGTGAACCAGTTATTCCATTCGCTATCAGCAGATGCCCGACTGAAACTCTGTTTCATTATTTGTAAATCGTCATACACCGCTGCCACATCACGACTAAATTCACTCACAGCAGGCAAGTATTGGCGAATGCTGTCAAAGGCGGATTGCATCCCGACCAACTCACCAAAACCGCCCAAGGCGTTGTCTAAATTAGCAAGCGTACTCGGCAAATACGCCAATGCGGTCGCGGGGTCGTGTACCAACTGGCGAACTACTGCAACGGTGTTGCGGACTTCGTCCACCGCACGTTTGCCTTGGTTGTAGAGTTCCACGCCACGGCTAACCGCACTTTTCACAGTTGAAAGTGTGTTAGCTAAGCCTTGCGGCAAAATCGAACCGAGCAGCGATTTACCGCCCACATTCAACGCCGCACCGAGCAAGCCCGCTTGCCCATTGCCGACAAACTCTTTCAGGCTGATATTCATCTCACGTGCCAAGGCATTACCTTTGCCGTCGGTAAATAGTGTGGTCGATGAAATATCAGTGATCACAAAATTGCCTTTGTATTTCGAACCCCACATCAAGGCAAGGGCGTCTTGCTTGGCTTTTGCCGAAAGTAGCGATTGATAACGACTTTCCACGTCGCCGATTTTGTGGTGCAGGCGAATGGCAAAGGATAAATCTGTCAGTTTTTCGCCCATCGCTTGCAATTTTGGCTTGCCTTTGAGCACCGCGTGTTCGGCAAAATCCGCAGAATGGGTCTCTGAAAAGTCGGTCAAATTGACCGGCTCAAAGGCGATATTGCCTAGCATAAAATACATTGTTGTTTCTCCTTAGTAGGCTCTCCGCTGACGTTGGTCTAGCACGCGATTAAGCAGGCGTTCAAATTCCACAAGGCTCATATTCAACCCTTGCTGCACCTGTTCCATTACGCCCTGATTTTGGCTACCGTTCACGTTAATGGTCGGGTTGAAATTGACCACGATGCCGTTGTGCTGATTGGTTTCATTATTTGTAACGGCGTTTCGGTTTAACGGTTGATAATCGTGAAAGATTGACGCTTCTGTCTCCCTCTTTTGTAAAGATGGGTTAGGGGAGATTTGGGCGTCAGGGTTAAAATCAGGAGTGCGGAAATCGGTCGATTGATTAAGTCCAAGCAGATTACCAACAAAATTCGCCCCGAATTTCACATCGTCCCACAGTGTGCCGAAAAAGCCTTTTTTCTCGTTTAACAGCGGTTTAAAGGCGGTTTCAACGCTATTTAAAACAGGCTCAAATTTCACCGCACTTGAGAGATTTTTGCTGGCTTCTGTGGCGAGTGGTTGGGCGTTATCCATCCCGATTGCCAAGCCTTCCACCACGTTTACACCGTAACCCTTAAAGACGCGGCTTGGCGAATGAATGCCGAGTTTTTCTTTAAACCACGATGTGATATTTCCACCGAGATCTAGCACACTTTGTTTTACCGTCTCCCACGTGTTTTTGATGCCGTTTACTAATCCGCTGATAATATTCGAACCAAATTCGGTAAACTTCGCTGGCATATCAATACCAAACCACGACAACACGGTGGAAAATACTTGCTGGAATAATCCGAGTGGCGACCAGTTGAGAATAGTGGCGGTGATGTTGCCAATGCCTGAGTTGAAGAAGTTGGTGATGTTATTCCAAAGTTGCCCGAAGTAATCCGACACACCTGTCCACGCACTCGAAACCCATTCAGTTGCTCCTGTCCAAATGCCTTGCACCCAGTTGCAGAAGTTTTGGAAGTAACCTGTGACTTTCGTCCAAAGGTTGGAAAACCAAGCTGAAACAGATTCCCAATTGTCATAGATGAGATAGGCGGCAACAGCGATGGCGGTAATGGTTAAGCCGATAGGGTTGGTAAGCAAAGCTTTCCCTAATCCAATAAAAGCTTTTTTCGCAACACCAAAGGCTGAGCCAAGCCATTTCATTACTCTACCTGTTTTGGTAACTGTACCCGTTAAGGTTTCAAGTTCTTTGGCTGCTTTAATTGCCTTAAATACTTTAAATGGCATAAATGCTGCTGAAAAAATGGATGCTATGCCACTAAACGCAAATTTTGTTGCTAATACGCCTGTGCTTAGTAAGGAAAAACCGCCTACAGTAGCAGCGATCCACTTAATCGCTGTTTTATGCTCGCTGACAAAAGGTGTCAATGTATCTTCAACAAAACCTTGTAGTGCTTTCGCTCCCGATTTAATATCATCGGCAAAAACAGACCCTATATTCCCGACCGCACTTTCCCATGCACCGCCTAAACTCTCAAGGGCAGAACCAAGTGTTTTCGTTTTTTGGGCGACGCGTTCTTCAATACTGGCTTGGTCTTTCATTTTCTGTAAGAAATCTTGTAAGCCTGTCGTTCCTTTTTCACCTAATAACAAGGCGACACGCTTACCCTCAGTGCCAAACATTGCATCAGCCACATCTTGTGCAGCTTGGTCGCCAAATTTTGCTCGGATTTTTTGCAGTTTCTCAAGCTCCTTGACCATTCCGTCAATACCTTTGAAATTGCCTTTTTTATCCCAGAAGTCAAACTTCACACCGCTTTTTTTGAGAATATCCCGAGCTTCTGCCTTCATCCCTTTTTTGGCTTCAGCAATCATTTGCGGACCTTTACTCATTCTGTCAAGCATTGTTGAAAAGTTTGTACCGAATGATGTGCCTTCTAAACCTTGTTGAGCAGCAAGCCCCTCAATCGCAAAAATTTTCTGTGAGTTTTCTCGCCCTGTTAATTTCATCGAACGAACATTAGACGCATAGTAGGTCATTGCCCCATACATATCGTCTTTTTTCATACCTGCAGCAAACATTGCTCGTTGTAAATCGTCTGCTGATGCTCCAAGTTCAGCTTCTGATAAACCGTGAGATTCCATCATCTTTGCAAAGAACTCACCTCCTTGCTCTTGATCCATTTCAAGTAAAACGTTGAGTTTTGCCGATGTTTTTAAGCCACCGTTAATCAAAGTGTCATCAGAGACACCTTGCATTTTCATTGCTTTGGCGAGCTTGTAGAAATCTTCACGCGTTCCTGGTAAATCCGTGCCAAGTTGGTCGGCTATTTTGCCGATTTCCTTAAATTTGCCGAATGTGCCGTCAGCCTTCATCATTGAAATTTTCAGATTATTTGCTGCTTCTTCCTGTTGCATATAGGTTTTCACAGCATTCCACGTAGGTAACGCTACGCTAGCTGTTATTGCGGTAGATTTAGCTAACTTACCTTTTAATTCATCACGGTTTTGTTTGCGTGCCTGTTGTTTTTCTAAAGTACTAGATAAGGAACGTTGAGCTTTTTCAGAAGATTGAATAGCACGGGTAAAATGTTGTTGCTTTTCTGCCGTACGAGCAATTACTGCCTGCATTCGTTCATAACGGCGAGTAAGCTTACCAATATTCTGATCTCCTGAAAGATAGGCAAGTTGCATTTTTTGATGTAGTGCGGCTTGACGTTCTTGCCATTTCGCCATTTTTGCACCCAATTTTTCGTTTTGCTGGGTTGCTTTACCCAAATTATTAGAAAGGTTTTCAATGGTTTTATTCGCCTTTCCAAAGGCAGCAGAAAAACTACCTTTTAAAGAGGCACCAATAACTAAACCGAGTACTAAATTATTTGCCATTTTTTGCTCACTATGTTAAATATACGAAAAATTCAGGAGGCATTTATGTTCGACTTATTCAAAGAAATCATTGAAGACTGGAAAGATTACGATATAGTAGAAAAAGCCTACTGGTCTGTGATAGGTTTATTGTTTTCTATCGGTTTTTGGGCGTTTTCTTGGTGGTATTGGGTAGGTATGTTTAATGCCACAGACAACTTCTTTATTGCTTTTGGTGTGGGTTTTATTCTTTATCTTGTATTAGGCACAATTATCGCGTTAGTAACTGCCCCTTTAATGACCTTGCTTTCTTTAAGTGCTGCAACAATCACAGGGGCAATTATTGGACTGGTTAAATTTTATCGTCAAGCACGTACATAACCCGCCTTAACTTGACGATTGGCTTGAGCAAGCCAGTCGTCTAATTCTTTTAACGTCCAATTATTGATTTCTTCTGCGGAAAAGCCAAACCACCAAACCACATCAGCAATCGCATTATTTAACGTCTCCATCGGTATCATCTGAACCAAACAGAAATCGTTGTATCTGAACATAATCTTTCCATTTGATTAAATCCATATCTTCCAACACCAAACCACAGCAAAGTGCTGCAACGATAATTTCACGATCTTCGTTAGTTTTACCTTGCTGACTTGCTGTACGAAAATCTTTTACCAATGGTTCACGCACTTTTAACTCTTCGAGCGTTGTGCCATCAGGTAATTGAACAGGGCTAGACAATTTAATGGTTGTGCGAACCGCATCGACTTTTTGAGACATAAAAAACTCCTTTGTGAGATTGTTTAACTTTCACAAAGGAGTTTACTTAAATGGGCTTTAAAGGTCGTTTAAACTGCTTTAAAGAATTACTGCCCGATATTGGTGCGGTATTTTTGCAATACATCTTGACCGTTTACGCGGTAGATATTGGCAAGCACATCCACAAACAGAATTTCTTTGCCTGCCAGCGTTTGCTTGATAGACATAATTTGGAAGCTGTCGGAATGTTCCGTAGCTTCTTTGTTCTTCAAGCTACCGCCTGTAGTTTTGTTAAATGCCACGTTCATTGTGGTGACAAGTGATTCTTCCGCAGCCAAGCCACGAGAATCAAATACCTGCACATTAGAACGTGCCATCAGTTGCACGTTTTTATAAGGATTATAGGCGTTTACTCGTACTTCAGGATAGAAACTATCCCAAATCACTTCGCCTTCCATTGCATTTAACCCTGCAGGCAGTTTGATTGTGCCGTGTAGCCCCAAGCCTTTGTGTTCGATAAATTCGAACTCGATGTCGGGCAACTTAAACTCTTTGGCTTTGCCCAAAAGCGAGTTGCCGTTCATATACACATTGGCGTTCACAATCTGATGAATTGCGGTACTCATAATTTTCTCCTTCTAGCGTTGTGACACCAAGTTCACTAAGTATTTACGGGTCATTACCGATTTATTGCTGATAAGCTCGGCTGGCAATTTCGGCGTGTATTCATACATCAACGGCACGTGACCTTTGCTAAATTCATCCACCAAGTCGGTATCGTAGTCAAGGCTGACGCGATAACCTACAATGCTTGGCAAGGCTCGCAAATAGGTGTCCACCGTTTCCAATAAACTGTCAATCAACGCATCATCAATCGGGCGGTCAATAAATTGCAACTCGGTGCGACGGATAGATTCATCAATCAAATCCCCCGTGCGTAATGCCGTTTCAAAATTGATGATATGGGTCACGGTTGGATAGTTTGACGAGCGGTTACCCCATAAGCGGAAGCCTGTGCCAAAACTATTGAAAATTGTGGTAATACCTACTGCGTTAAGCAGGTTGGTTTCTGATTGTTCATCGTCCACACGAGCAGTCAATGGCACTTCCATTCCAATCACGCCTTGCAACTGACGGTTTGAAGTAGAGAACCAGTAGCCGTTGTCGGTATCGGTTTTCATCCGTAAGCCTGCTGCGTGCACCGCTAAACTTTCTAATGTATTACTTGAGCCAAGCGCATAGGGATAGAAATGGCGAACACGTTCAGAACTTGCGGAGGCATTCAATACACCAATCGGGCCGCGAGCTTGAATCGCTTTAGAAAGCGATGTGCCTTTTGGTAATTGCACGTAAGCTACTGCTTTGAGCTGTTCTGCAAGAGTTGAAAGTGCGGCAGCACAACTTGCGGTTTTATCAAATTCAGGGCAGATTAGAATTTTTGCATCCGCACCGTAAAGGTTGAAACCATCACGCACCAATTCCAAGCCTTTGCGTTTGCCCGTCGCTGAATCAATGCCGCCTTTGATGTCGGCTTCCGTCACTTTTTCAGGGTCGGCATAGGCATAAGTGGCTTTTAAGCCTTCGTGCATTGCTTTCAAGGTAATTTCCCCTGTTTGCAAATTCACGCTGTAATCGCTGCCTTCCGATAAGGTTTGGCTGTTTGATTGAAGCGTTAGGCTTAATAGACCCGCTTTTGCGGTTTTCGCCATTAAAGTGCTGCTATCTTGGGTAAGCACTTCATCGTTTACGTCGGTTTTGTGTTTTTTCGGATCTAACACATTGACCACATACACCTTACCTGCGGCATAGCGAGCCAATACATCAAAGGCATCAGGCAGAGTAAAGCCTTGGTTTAAAATCACACCAAATTGAGCAAAATCTTTGGTGGTTTGGCACACGGTCAATTCATTGACTGCGCCGATAGGTGCAGTCCCTACGATGCCGATAATTGCACCGTCCACCGTTTCCACCGCAACAGAGCCGCCTGCCACGCGTGTTGTTTTCGTTCCGTGATGAAACGCCATAATGTTCTCCTTATGGTTCTTTGCGGCGGTAACGTGCCGCGGTAAATTTTGGTAAATTTTGCGGCTGGTGTGCTTCCACCTGCCGCGTTTCGGTTTGAATAATCAGTTGGTATTGCCACAGCCCACTGTCTTCGCCTGCAAACTCTTCGCTAATCAAATGACAAGCGGTGCAATTGGTCGGCTTAAATCCCACAATCGCCAGCCGTAACTGGTCGAGCATTTCCAACGCCCCTGTGTCATCGTGCTGACTGCGAGCAATCACTGTGAGGGCAATCAGCACTTTGCGGCGTTGTTGGATAATGTCGGTGCTATCAAGACTTTCAAATTTGGAACCTGCATACTGCACCAACACCGCACCATATTGGTCGGTGAGGTTGTAGCGGTCTAAGTCATCGGGGAACAGTTCGATGCTGAAACTCGTGGTCTTCTGTTCGATATGATCTCTGATGCTTTGCAAAATCGGTAAAGTGGCACTCATTGATGCTCCCTTAATAGCCCGACAAATCCAATTTCTGTGGTGCGCGAGCTTTAAATTTCAACGCAGACGGTAAGTTGTCATCACCTTCCGCACCGATTTCCGTTAAGCCCAAATGCAGTTTGCCACTGGCAATGCGCTCCAAATCTTTTAAGGCTTGGCTATGGGTTTCTTTCACATTGTCGGGAAAGCCTTTGCCTTCAGGACGGCGTGAATACAACCAATAGCGAGCCAGTTGTAGGCAAATGTTACGCACAAGCGTTGGCACATCATTTAACGGTAGCAAATAACGTGAACGTAAATAGCCGTCCACCGTTTCGGTAGCGTATTCGCATGCCTTGTTTAATACGGCATAATCGACGTCCGTCGCTCTTGTGTTGTCATTAGAGAGCTGCACAAGCACCACTTCGCTCACCACTTCCGTTAAATCTTGTGCCTGAATGTACATTATTCTTTGCCTTCTCCTTTGTTGTTTTTATCAGCTTTCTCCGCTTCTTTACGGGCTTTTTCTTCCGCTGTTAAGCGAGCTTTTTCAGCTTCTGCTTCCGCCTGCTTGCGTTTTTCGTCTTCGGCTTCGTCTAATTGCACATAAAGCGAAATGCGAGCGGCTTCTTTGTCAGTCAGTTCGAGCTTATCGCCTTGCTCATAGCGTTGATTGTTGTGGTAAATCGCCATGGTGCTGATGACGGCGTAGAGTTTGGTTTTGTCCATTGGTTTTCTCCTAGTGAAACGGTGTTACAAATCTCCCCTAACCCCTCTTTACTAAAGAGGGGGATTTTTTGAGGTTATAAGCAACCTTTGATTAAGTAGCCTGCCGATGCACCGAGTAAGTGCGGTTTGTGAATGTCGGTGGTGCGGATCACTTCGAGCTTGCCACCGTTTTCTTTGTAGGTGTCCACAAATAAGCCACCTTGACGGCGGACGGTGTAGCCGTAAGACGGTTCATACACCGTACCTTTGCGTTCGGTTGAACGTGGTGCAACGTAAGCAAGTACAATAGCGTCCGACCAGATGTCTTTAAGCTGATTGCTTTCTTCGTAAACGGCTTCGCCGATTTTTACGGTATCAATGCCAATCAACTTGCCGAATACTTCAGGCGTTACAATTGCCACTTGTGAATACTTGAGTTTTTCAATGACAGCTGGGTGTTCTTTTAATGCTGCCCACACATCGCCTGCAATCACGCATACATTCGGTTTGCGACCAATCGCACGCTTCACGGCACGAATGCCCGTGTCGAACATCGCAAAGATGTCTGCTTGTTTGCTAGTGATTTTCGATGTACCGCTTAACGTGACTTTGTTGCCACTGTCATATTTGCTTTCATCTAATGCCAGCGTTGCCACTTCTTTTTCACGACCGAGTGCAATCACATCTTGGGTGGTGTTGAGTGCGAACTGACGGAGCGAGAAAATTGCTTCGTTTTCTTCGCGGTAGTCGATGGCGTATTCCACATCGTGCTCTTCCAACGCCACGTCGATTGCCGTGATGTCTTCAGGGTCTAAACGATTGGATGTACCGCGTAAGTTACGCACCGTACTTGGTAAGCGGAATGCAAGGCGACCAAATTTCGGAATTTTGCCTGCTTCTTTGTCGATTTCGACGGTCGGCATTAACACTTCGCCGATGAGTTCTAAATTGTGATAGCCCTGTGCCAATTTGGTTAAAACAGGATCTTGCACACGGAGTGCTGCGAGATTGTGAGCAGTCATAAATTTCCCTTCTATTGATAAATTGCGTTAAAGGCGGCGGTGTAGCTCACGCCGTGTTCTTTGGCATACGCCATAATTTTTTGGTCAGCTTCGATGCTGGCTGGGTTTGTGCCTTCGGCATATTCCACCGTACCATCTTGCGGTGCTGCCGCTTTGTCTTTGGTGGCGACTTCACCGAAGTTCACCACTTGTGGCTGAGCACCCAAAAAGGCTTTGAGTTTGCTGTGTAGGTTTTCGCCTTCGCTAAATTCAACTACACCACCTTGCATTGTGGTGGAAGCATAGTTCAATAAATCTACCGCTTGCTGTTTAGCAATCGGGGCAAGTTTGCCCGCTTTCACTAAACCTTCAGCAAAGTCGGCATTTTCGGCTTTGGCTTGGTTGAGCGCGGTTTCAGCTTTTTCGGCTTTCAATTTTTCGTTTTCTGCCTTGAGCTGTTCAATTTCTTCAGGTGTCATTTCAAGTTCTCCTTCGGTTGATTGAGCTGGGTCTGAAGTTGGGTTATTCGGTTCATTAAAATTCGGCACAGGAAAACCGGCTTCATCTTGTTGATACCGTTTCAAATCATTGCGGATAGATTCTTCTACCACGCTATTGACTAAATAATCAGGCAATGCTTTGTCGGCTTCATCTTGTCCGTGTTTGCCAATCAGCCATTCACGCAAACGTCGCCACAAACCTGCTTCCGCCCAGTCGGAAAAATCCACTACGCCTTGTTCGTTTTCGGCAAATTCAGGGTTACGCAAGCCTTTTACGGCGGGTGGCATTGCCCCTAAGAAACCGACGTGGCGTAAGTACAAACTGCCTGGGCAAGGATTGTTTGGGCTATCGGCAAGATAGAACGAAGACGACACTTTCTTAAATCGTCCTTTTTCCACCATTTCGGCAAATTCAGGATCCACTTGGTCGAACTCGGCTTTGAGTACATCACCGTCCAACTCAAGGCGTTTTACCCAGCCATAGGCAGGTGCATTGTGTTTTGGGTGTCCAACTACCGCGGGGGATTCGTGAAAGTTTACGTCGTAGGCATTGACGGCTTGTTGCAAATCATCGATGGTAATTTCCACTTCTACGCCATTTGCATCTAGTCGTTTGCCGGCTTTGAAAATTTCAATAAAGGTCATTTCGTTCTCCTTGTTTGCACACATCATAGAAAAAACGACCGCTTGTAGCTTTTAAACTGGTTTAAGGATTGAAAAAGAGAATTTGAAATGGGAAGAAGGAGAAAAGGCGTGTTTTTGCGTGTTTACGGGTGTTTATAAACACGCCCAAGGGATTTCGAGCAATTATTTATCGAATCCAATTTAAAACGCCAAAGAGGGCGTTTTATGCGTTATTTTTGAATTTTAGACAAAGTGACTAACTTTGGTCGATTTGGCGTTGCAAAAGAGCGGTCGCTTTTCGCAAGAGTTTTTGCTCGTCTTGTTCGCTTACGCCTAACCACGGACGTTTAGGAATGGTGACTTTACCCCCACGCCCCGCCTTACCGCCGAATTGGTGCAAACGGGCATATTTAGCATCTGAACCAAACTCGACATTTTGGTCGTTATAGTTATAGGCGGTTTTCTCCGACAAATAACCGTCTTGACGCAGGATTTTGGTGGACTTGCCTTTCTTTTGTTTGCAAGCCAAGGTTTTTGGCGAAAGCGACTGCCAGTTATTGCCTTCAGGATCAACTTCCTGCTTAAACCGTTCCGCATGGATTTTCTTCAAGGTTTCGCCCAGCACGCCATAGAGCTTGCGAGGGTGTTGCAGTTGTTGGGCAATACTGTGGAGTTTTGCGGCTGCTTGGATGTCGTTGAGGGTGATTTTGATCATGGTGTTATTCCGCTCTAAAATGCAAGCGTGGTAATGTTGCCACGCTTTATTTAAGGAAACGAATATGGAGAAAGAAAAAATTGATGCGATGCTTGAACGGGTAAAAGAATCAGGCTATCGCTCATCGTTAATGCTTGCTCTGGCTGAATGGGCAGAAGAAAAACTGCGTCAGCAGGAGGTGCTTGATGTTAATTCATTGCAAGCGTGGGCTACTGCACCGAATCGCAAGAAGGCATTTTCATTTGCAGTTGAGCGATTTTTAGCAGAGCTCAATACCTCAAGTAATACCGACAGATAAAAATAATCGCTATCATCAAGCTCTGAGCGATGCAAAGCAAGCGTGCGTTCAAACATAACTTGCATTGTTTCACTTGGGGCTTGCTTTTCTCTTTCTTGAAGGGTTAAAGCGGCTTCGCTCATTTGAATAAGTAATTGCATATTTTCTCCTATTGATTAAAAAATAAGTTGGGCGTATAGTAAAACCATTGCAGTAGGGGTTACCAACTGGAAAGGGTCCAGGGTCGAAAGACGGCTGATTATCCTGTTCGAATCAGGCAAACTACTGCAATGAACCCCATAACACTTCAAATGCTCCTAATTGAGTAAAATCTTCAACCGCACTTGCTGTTCTCACTACATTTAATTTTTGAGCGAGTTTCTTGCCACTTAATTCATCTTTGATTTTGACTTCATAATCCATTTTGATAGCAACCTTACCTTTCTCAGTTTCATAGATAAATAGCAGCACATTGCCCGCATTCTTGTTGCGTTGCTGTTCTTTTGCCTGTAACAAAATCGCCTTTGGATTTCTCAACTTCTCTGGCAATTGCTCCCAAAACTCAATCGGCAGGTTAATGCCTTTGGTTTGCTTGGTATCACGCAAGGCGTGCAATACATCTTCATCACGCACGGCAATCACGGCAGATTGTGGAGCTTTTTCAAGTGCGGTCAATTTATCAATCACTTTGGCTGGGATTATGCCCACGTTTTTCATTTGTCCACGTGCCATTTTTTCGGTGGCAACGGTATCTACCATCGACTTCATCGCGCCGTTTAACATCATCACGGCACGCGGATTTTGTAACACGTTTTCAATCAGTAGGCTGGCAAGTTTTGGCTCGGCATTGACGAACTTATTGAACAACAACTGATCCACGTCCGCATTTCGCCCAGCAGTCAAGCGGTCAAAATTATGCGGTTGAAATCCTACATCATAGCCTTTCGGTACTCGCACCATTCTTGGATTACCTGAACGTGTGCCGACCAATTTTTCCTGCCATTCGATTTCAGGCGATTGGCTGATGCTTTTGCCCATTTCTTTCAAGTCATCTTCATCGTGGGCGGTGACAGTGCAGTGGCAACCATACGCCTTGATTGGGTAGTAATAATGCCAAAATGGATCGCTTGCCGGTAAAATTGTGCCGTCCAAGTCAATATGCTCTTGGCGTGGGTGGCTGTTGTCGTGGTGATGATATTCCCAATAGGGCATGACACCGGCTAAATCCAAATGCTGTTGCAGCCGTCCGCGATTGTAGGCGGCGTACACGTTGGTGTCGTAGATGATACGGCTTCGCCAGTTTCTACCACCTTTGTAGTCCCAGCCTGTGTGAGCCACGATTTCATCAAAACGCTTGCGGAAGCCTTCCAGCGTTTCGCCGTTGTTGATGGCTTCATCTACCGCTTCACGAAAGGCAAGTAGCACCTCATTGCGGTTTGCTCCTGCGACCATAAAAAAGTAGTCGTGTTCTTCGCCCAATACGTCCAAATAGCTGTTGGTTGGTAGATTGAGCTTTTTCTCAAAGTATTTGACTTGATTTTCAAAAGTGAATTTCATTGACAAATCTCCCCTAGCCCCTCTTTACGAAAGAGGGGGACTTGGCACGCTCATCTTCTACAGATTGTCGCCCTGCGAATTGTGCCACAGTTGAACCCCACGCCAGCAGTTCGCCATATTCCGCATAGCTCAATTCAGGGATAAGGCTATCAAGCTGGTTGCGGAAATCTTCCAAACTCTCCGCTTGACCTAAGCGGTCGCGAATATCGTGTAGCCAAGTTTCAACAACGGCTTCTCCTTCTACTTCCAACTGTTCACCAATGGTTTCAATCACGCTTTTGGGGATAGGTTCGGCAAAGTCGGCAGTGTTGGCAGATTTTTCCGCTTTTTCGACCGCTTGCATAATGATGTCACCGTCTTCAAAACCATAAGTGCGGTGGATATATTGCTCGGTAAAGCTCACGCCGATTTCAGTCAAAATCTTGTCACGTTCCGCCTGCAGTTTGTCAATGCTTTCTTGCTCGAATAGCTCGAAGGTTGGCAAGGTGTCCACGCTGAAATTGAGTTCACAAATCCACGTCAGCAACTGATTGAACACGCCTTCCACAAGGCTGGCGTCATCGTTGCGAATATCACGCGTCACTTCTAGCCCTGCGGTGGCAGAGGCTCGGTTAGCTTCCGCTTCAGTGGTTTGGTTTTGACCGAGTAACGCAATGGCGATTTCTGATTTGCAGTAACGTAAGAAATCATCGAATACTTGTGAGCTTGCCCCTTTGCTTGCACTTTCTTTTAAATCAATGGAACTATCTTCAGGAATGGCAGCTACGGCGGTTCCCAACATCTTTTCCATACTATCCAAAAGTTCATCAATTTCGTGAATTTGGGCTTGGCGTGGGTGTTTACCGACCAGCCACGGGCTGCCATATTTTTCCATAAATTCCAACCAGAATTTAAAGCCTCCTTTCTTAAACGTTGCCGCCCAGAAGCAGAGCGAGAGATCGCCCAAGCCATACGGATTGATGTAGGTTGCATTTTGTGTGGCAAGCAACATTCGATAAGGTGGCAGTTCTTCGCCGTTGATGTTCTCTTTGGTACGAAGTTTAAGTTGGTTTTCCTCATCGAAGACGAACCACTCTTGCGGTTTGCCGACAATGGCAACAGGCAACAACAAGCCGTCTTTGCTTTCCCACATCACTTCCAACGCCTGATAACCAAACAACGTGGCATCTAAAATTTGGCTGATAATATGCGACATCGGTAAGCGGTCGAAAAGTGCGGTTAAAATCTCATCCGTTTTTTCATTGCCTGTTGGGGTAATGCGCCATTCTAGCCCTTTGATTGCCGCTTTTCTGCGGCGAACACAGCCGCCTACGTGGCTGTCGGATAGGATTTCACGGTAAGCCGAAATATCCTTGCCCATTTTCTTCAGCACAGGATCGGGGTTCGGCAGGTAGTGCATAAACGCCCAATAGTCAATGGCGTTGGCACGGCTGGCGATGACGCGGATTAAATCTTGTTTTTTTGGTGTCATTGGCTTTCCTTATTTTTCATAATCCACAAAGGCGGCAAGCAATAAAAATACCCACCAAAACGGTTTGTCGTAAAAAATCAGCACAGCGGCAGAAATGGTTAAAGTTACAAATGCGATCATGGTTAATATCCTTGCGTTAATTTTCGGCTGGCTCTTGGTTTGCGACTGTGGGCTTTCACAGGCAACTGCACCAACTGACGGCTAGCATAATGAGCAAGCAATAAAGAAATTGCGGTGTCGCCGTGGCGTTTGTTTTTGCCGTCTGCACTTTTGGTTCGTTTATCAGGAATGCGTGGCACGCCTTTCACCACTTGGAACGAACGTAAATCGGCAAGAATATCGGCATCTTTGGGTATACTGTCTAGTTCGCCATCTTCGAGCGCGGCTTTAAATGGGGCGGTGTGTTCGCGATACCATTTTTCCGATAACTGCACGCAATCCACCAATGAACCAAACGCATCGCGAGCGGCTTCGGCTAAATAGCCTCCGTTCCCACGCGCATCAAAAGCTGCACCGGCGAAGCGTGGCAAATGCTTGAGAATAAACAGCACAATTTGTTCTTGTTGCTTGTAAGGCATATTACCCAGCTCTACAATCAACCGAACGCTTTTGGTTAAGTTTTGCTGTTGAGCTAACACCACAAAGGACGTCATATCGCCACTGCGAGCAAAGTCTTCGCCTAAAAAATGTAATTGCGTTTCATCTAAGGTTTGCAAAATCGGGGCAAGCGTGGTTTCGCACCAATCCAGCATTTCTTGATAGCGTGTCGGCTCAGGTACAAGGCTAAAGCCATCTTTTGCCGTCATTCGGATTACGGGCGTGTTTTCGCTCATTTGGCGTTCAATCAACGCACGTGATAGCCATAAGCCTGTGCCGTTTTTCGGCACGCAATAGTATTCTTCTTCCGCATCTTCTTTGGTTGCCGTGTCATTGAGTAGGTTTTCTTTCCACTCAGCTTCTTTTTCGGGTGTCCATTCTTGCTTGCTGACTTGGCAAATGCGTTGATATAAGCCTTCAGCACAAGCGTCATCAAGGGTAATGGTGTGTACGGAATAACGTTTTCTACCAGCCCGACTATCTAAAATCAGCTCATTGAAAAGGTTGTCCGCACCGTTGTGGGTAGAAATCAACCGCACTTTTGCCCCCCACATTGTGAGAGCGAGTGCTGCTTTCAATACTTCCGCAAGGTATTCGTGGAAGGCCGCTTCATCAATCACCACCACGCCTTGCATACCACGCAAGTTTTTCGGGTTGCTAGAAAGGGCTTTCACTTTGAAGCCTGATGCAAAATAGATCACATAAGTCAGAATGTCCTTATCTTCATCTTGCAACACTTCTTCTTGAATTTCGCCTGCTGCATAGTTAAACGCCCTTGCCCACATTGCCACCGCGTCAATAAATTCGCGTGCCATTTCCTTGTTTGACCCAATGTAGAACACATCAGAGCCCCCATCTTTTTTAGCAAGGCTGGCAATCAAAGCATCATCAGCAGCTTCTGCCCACGTCAAACCTGTTCGACGAGATTTTTCGGCGATTTTGAGCTGGGATTTATCGGCTATCCAACGCTTTTGGTAGCCCAACAGTAGCTCGTTTGGATTAAAGGGAATGATATATTTCACTATGCAATACCTAAAATTTGCTGTTTGATTTTGTCTGCGGTTTCTGATGACAAGCCAGCCTGAATTACGATTTTTTCCGTTTCTTCCGCGGCAAGTTCCGCACGGCGTTTCACATCAGCTTGATAGACTTTGAGCTTAGTGCTTGCTTGAATGAGTGATGCCACATTTTTGCCTGCAAAACTTAGGGCTTGGAATTTCTCCATCGGGGTCATCTCATCATCTTTGGCTTCTTCAATATCGACCAACGCATCAAACAAAGACGACTGTAACATCCCCATCAAGGCTTCACTGCGTTTGTCTTCCTTATCTTCCGCGCCTTCGGCAATAATGCGAGCCGCTTCAGTACTGTCCTTGATTGCCTTAAAACGGCGTTCAATCTTCTGCCCATAGCGATGAATCGCCGACTTGCTGATTTGATAGCCTTTCTCACGTAGGAGATTTTCCAATTCCACATAACCTGAAAAACCGTTCTCAGTTAAGGCGCGTTCCAGCCAGCGGCGGACATCTTCGGGCAGTTTTTCGATACTTGAACGGGGAGCCATACTCTTTTTTCCTCTTTTGTTCGCTCAAGGCTGCCCTTACGCCCAATACTTTTCAGGGCGTGCAATTCCTGCTTGGCAGTCGATGGTGTATTCCACAATATCCACGCCCAAGCGGTTAATATCGGCAAACCATACGCCGTGCGGTTGTTTGGTCAGTTCCACCAGTTTGCGGTCGGAAAGGTATTCCAACTGCTGGCGGATTTCGTGCGGCGTGACATTTGGGTAAATGCCACGCATCACATCAAGTAAAAATTGCTCGCTGGTGGTGTAAGGCATTGCTTTATGTAATACGTTGAGCAACTGCCAACGCATACCTTCGCGACGGGCTTTTTCCATCATTTTGCACTCTCCATTTTGTATAAATCACTAAGGGTTTTATGTAATGCGTCCATTTTGGCTTCTAGCACCGTTTGCCCGCGAATGTAGTCATCACGTAATACATACACAAGCGGTAGGGAGGATTGCATTTGGTTGAATTGCTTTTCCAATTCTTCCACTTTGTCGTTTACTTTGAGCTGGTTTTGGTGGCGCTCACTCAAACTGTTTTGGAACTGCGATACTAAAATCTTGGCAAAGCCAAAACAGCAACCTAAGAATGAAAGCAACAACCCGACCAAGTGCCAAAATTCCACGTTAATGGTCATTACTTGTCTCCTTGCAAATCTCCCGATAGGTCGCGTTATGCACCGCAATTTGGCGTAGGGTTTCGGTGGTGTCTTGGCGACTGGCTTTGATTACCCCAAAACCCGAGCAGCTTGGGTTAATCACGGAGATCGCCTTGTTGTTGCAGGCGGTTAATGACATCATCACGGCGAGAGCCACGAGTGTTTTCTTCATTTTTCTTTCTCACTTCAAAATGTTTGACTTGGGTTTGAGCTACTGCTTTTTCCTGTTGCAGTTGCTCGTTTTGCTTAAACAATCGGTCTATTTCTTGATGAGCTTTGCGGATTTTATAGGTGGTCAGCATTGCTCCTATCAGACCCACTACAACAAAGCCTAAAATCAGATAAAAAATCATTCTTCACGCCCTCGATTATTTAACGCATTAGCGAAACCTTTGGTCGCCACGCCACCACCGCAAAATAGGGCGAAGGTGGTAAAGAGTTCGCCTACATAGGCACGGTCTAACCACACAGCATAAACCAAAATGCCAGCCATCAATAAAGCCCCAAAAAATTGGATGAAGGCGGTGGTGGAAAGACGACCATCGTTGTTAGTAATCAATTCTTTGAGTGCCATTAGTAACTCCAGCGTAAGTAAAACCATTGGGCAACCGTGCGACCTTTATTGATTGCACGGCTAATTTTGGCGTTATTGCTTAATTTTTTTCATTTTGTTCTCCATCAAATCTTCCCCCATAGTTTTTTCTAAAGAGGAGAGCTTAAATTTTCTCCGTTTTACCGTCTCCCTCTTTTGTAAAGAGGGG